TCTCGGTCTTCCGAATTGATAAGCTCCGAGATAACCGAATCTGTTTACAGCGGAATAATTCCCGCCGGATTCTTTCTCTCTCATCAATTCCGCAAATTCATCGTAACCTTTCACCATACTTTATCCCTTTTACTTTATCCTTTTTACTTCCAACTTGTCAAGGATTTATATCCGCTCTTTCCTCGTTTACCTCCGGAACAACAAAATTGATTTTATACCACCACTCGCCGTTATCTTCCTTTATGAATTCGGACGATACCGGGAATACTTGTTTGTCTGCACGGTTCACGCTTACCGGCAAACCGGTGATCGCAGCTTCGGCAACATCAAGATAATCTTCAACTGTCTTCGCATCTTCAAAACTTCGCGCCACCACCACAACTGCAAAATTGGAATCTTTCTCCTGGTATATCTCATTTGCAGCTTCTGATTTTTTATAAGCTGCATTTTGGAAAAATATCAAATAAGCACCGATAGGATGCTTTAGCGTGTAATTATCAAGCGAGCGCGGGAACTCAACCGGCAATATCTCATTACTGTTGAGATTTGCATTTTGATAATTCTCAAGCGTACTTTTTAATAATTTTCTGTTATCGTTTGTCTTTGTAATCAGTGCCATTAATAATTATCCAAAGTTGAAGTTGGAAACATTTTGTCCGTTGACTTTTTATTTGTTTTAAAAATCCCGGACGAACTTTTCACTTCGGTTGATTCGATACCGAGATCAATTTTTCCGTTTCTTATTTTCTCAAGCTCTTTTAATCTTTCCTTATAAATTGAGACAATGCTGTCCGGCATTGAATCACGCTGACGCCTTTTGTATAGATTATATATTGCAATATCTTTTGAGATTTGCTTAATCCTTCCGGGCACGGATGCAAGCGGAAGATCATAACGCCCGCGCAGATACGAATCTATCTCATCGTCGGCAGCGGTTATCTGTTCATCAATTCTAAGAACAGCCACATCGTTGGCGTCATAGTTCGGGTCCGTAGCGTCCAATACAATCAAAGACTTTGTTCTGTTCTCGTCATTCACAAAGTCTTTGATTATGTTTTCGTCATTATCTTTTAGTAAGTCAGCTATATTTGAATACATTTATCTTCCTGTTAATATTTGCCGGGAAACTACCTCTTCCTTCTCAGAGATCAACACTCCCCGGCATTTACCTGTTGGGGGTACGTTTGTTCCTATTTCTCTTTGGTTGCTTTTCCCTTGGCTGCTTTTCCCCCCGCTGCTTTTTCCTTGGCAGCTTTTTCCTCTGCTGATATTTCTTTGGCAGCCGGAACAAGCATGTATTTAATTTCCTTAGCGGTATTATCGTCCAAATTTACGACATCGCCGGGGGCATATTCTTTATTATTGTAGTTAAGTTTTTCTTTTAGTTTATATTTTGCCATTACTCACTCTTTGTTATTTAATGGGGACACTCAAGAAGAGTATCCCCAAATGAATGTTTAATTTTTTTTATGCTACTGCATTAACGATCATATAACCAAGATCGCTTGCGGCAATAACTTCTTTGACGGATTCGCCTGCTCTTACCATTTGACCGCCGCGCATTCCGATGTTTTTGTCGAATTCATTACCTGCGACCGGACTTCCCCAGCGTGCCGTAAATCCGAACGTTGTGCCGCGCTGATTGTTCGCTGTCGAATCTCTGTAGAAAAGCACTATATGTTTTCCCCAGACCCTTGCCAATGAAACCGACTGCCCTTTTTTAGCCGTGTTCACAAATCCTCTTCCTACATACAGATTATCAAGCTCAAATAGATCTGCTACAGCTCGTCTTGATACCATACCTTTATCTCCGGCATTGCCTAAAACGGCTTTTACTATATCAGGATGTGATCTTAATTTCGTCCATGCTGCCTGCCCGATTACCATATTGTTCGGTCTCATTACAACGGCGTCTAAACCTGCACCTATTATACCGATGGGGTCGGAGTTGGCGTAATCGCTGAACTGCGAAGCACCGGCCAGGGTTATTTTATTTGCAGCCGCATAATTCCCCGACGCAAATACCAAGTCGGCTGCACGTTTCTCCCGGTCGAGTTTAATAAGGTTCATTATCATCTCAACCGAATGTCCGAGCGGGTCGAAATTCGGAGGTGCGTTGTCGATGTCCGCGTTCGGAATAGGATCGTCTAAAGCATGGTCAACTGTTGAATCGGTTACCTCGCTACCGGTAAACTCTACCTGATTCGGTGCTGATTTTCTACCGACCTTTGTATCCGGGATCGTGAATCCGTCTGCAAGTGTATGTTTTGTATATTTGAACTCCTGCTTACCAACCGGTACGATCGGCAGCACTTCGTCTGCAATCAACGATTGATTGCGATAAGCAATTGCTATCGCAGTTAGTTCTGGGGTTATGGGAAATGTTGCTTTCATTTTGTTTTATCCTCTTTTAATTTAAATTTTTCGATTAATTGAATGCCGGTAAAACATTCACCGCGCCAATATCTCCTGCAACACCGGACACCATTGCAACGCCTATAATTCTCCCTGAAGTTCCGGTACCGGTTGTAGCGTTTTGTGTATAAGCGCCTGCTGTATTTTCAGTGTGTGTGTGTCTTGTTGCCGTAACTACTTTACCGTTTGCGTCTGAAGTTAACAGATCGCCTCTCGTTATGTTTCCGCCGTATTCTACGTTAGCTATTCCGGCAATAACAACATCTACGCTGTCGCCTGAAGCCGCGTCACCGCCTTCAGGAATATTTACCACGCCCAATAATGAGTCTGTGGATGCTGCTGCCTGCAATACTGTGTTGTCGTCGGCACCGAATTTTGCAACGCGATAAGGCGATATTGTTCCGCCTGCCGTGAAGTTCTTTGTTAGTATGGGGTTCATAATAATCTCCTAATTTTTGTTTTCTTAATTATTGTCTTTTACGTATTTAACGGCGGCAGAGATTGAGATCGTTCTGCCGGCTTGTCTTTCGCTTTCTACAAAAGCCAACGCTTTTTTTGCTATTGCGTCCGCGTTTCCCATATCGGTTGTGTCTTTGGCTGCATTCTCTTTGTTCGTTTTTTCGCCGAATTCAACCGCATCCGGCAATGAAGCAAGTACTTTTTTTAATCCTTCAACCGCTGACAGCTTAACTTCTTTTTTGTCGTCGCCTTCACCTTCGCTGAATTGAAGCTCTTCGCCCTCGGCAAGCTGGATATATATTCCCTCGACGATCGGCTGAAGCGCCGGTGTTATTTTATTCCGCATCTCCGCAGATTCGCAGAACGATTTGATCTCGTTCTTAAGCTGCTCGGCTTTCAGCCTTGCGTTCTCTTCAGCAAGTTTCTGCTTTTCTGTCTTTTCAACTTCAAGCGTCTCGGATAATTCTGTGACTTTGCTTTCAAGTTCTTCTGTTGTTTTCATTTCATCCTCTGATTTGTTTTTATTATTGTTTGAATTTTTGTCTTCCGAAAAAGAGGTGACCGCTGTATCTTCGCTTATCTGGAATACCCGCGGAGCTTCGTCAAGATTATCGAACAAACCTTCGGGCATTACACCGTTTGCGTAATCTGCTCCCTTCTGTTCTATCATATAATTCTTTATTCCCCTTAGAAGTTCTGATATTTTCCTGAAGGGATAAGAAGAAATTTCGAACCGGGCAAACTCGCTGAATTGAAAATTTATCTCCTGATCGTCATCCTCGCTTAAATACACCGACGGAAGCCCGGTTACAGCGGGTGGAGTTGCACCCAAAAATCCGATATGCTTAATCGACCAGTCCGGACGCAGCGAAATGGAAATAGAATTGTACATTTTTTTCTCGATCCATTCGGAAAATTCTTTTACAAGGTCCTTCGGTTTTGCAAGCAGGTTTGTCCAGCCGTTCTTTTTGTCCTTTTGCTTTATAAGATCGTTCTTGTTTACACTTCCCCATTTCGGAGAATCTATTTTGGGGTGACCGATAACAATCGGTATCTCGTCGTTTTGATACGAAAAGTTTTTGGTAGATTCTATTATTTGGTCGATCTTCTTTTCGTCGGCTTCTATCCTCTTGCCGTTCATATCCGTGAAGCTTCCGGTTCTGAAAATGCCCCACCATCTTTCTTTGATTTTATCTGCCATATTGTGTTTTTCCCGTTTTATTGAAAAATCCAACCGCTTAAGTTCTTAGATGCGTTCAAAAGCCGTTCAAACTCGTTCAATTTTAAATAACTCGTTTAGTCCCGTACTTTGCAGCTTGTTTTTAAAATTATGCCCATACGGGCTGTTTATGTGCGAATTTTAATTTTTACATTTTACTCAAAATTTTCCGGTTTAGAATTGCGTTTGACTTTCATCCGCATCAAACTTACATTTGCAATCTAAACCTACATTTCAAAACACTTCTGCTCAAATACACACACGTACTACAGCTATGTAATAGAGATAATAGGGATTCTCGATTATTTTGTACGTCGTATTACGTAAATAATAAGAGGTTCTAAATGTTCTTATCGGTGGTGATGTCTCTCGGGCATAAAATGATTATCGCTCTTGGAGATATATCTCCGCAGTTGTTGAAGGTAGTTAACGACGGCGGGCTTGCGGTTATCGTGTTTATAATCTGGTTCTTTACATTTAAATTTTTCACAAAGCAGCATCAGAAACTATTCAAGGAAATGTTGATGCAGCATAAGCTGGAAATAGAGAAGTATGAAAAGCTCGTGAAGGAAGTTACGGCGGATTATAAGAACGTAGTTAAACAAACCACGGAAGACCATAACAAAGTGATTGACAAATTCATCGGTTTTGTCGAGAAAGGAATGGAGCAGCAAAATTATATTACCGGGCTTCTAATCCGTTTTGAAACGCAATTGAAACAAATTTTAAAGTATATAGAAAAAACTACAAAGGTTTGATTATGAAAAAAGACATTCAAGCGCTTGTCGGTGAACGCACCGTACTCGAAAGAGAATTTGAAGAATTGTGCGTACTTGCCGATAATTCGATTATCACCATACGTGAGAATCTGAACCCGTTCAATATCGAGCGAAACTTCACCGACCTGAAAATTAGATCCGCAATGATTGAGATGAGGCAGCTTTACGAAAACTATAAAAAAGCAAAAGCAAAACTTGAAAAAATTAAAAAGATAAAAACAACGTTGGAAGAAATTCAAGGTGCGTTATGAATACAAGCAAAAGAGCTATCTATTACCAGCAAGCGGAGGATCTATATATCCAGCAAGGATTCTCTCTTCAGATAATAGAAGATCTGTTTAAGGGCAAGGTAACAAGGAGGACGCTTAACAATTGGAAAAATGAATTTAACTGGGACGGCAAAAGGGCAAAATTCTTAGATACGACACAGTCTTTAATAGACGGAGCACGTGAGCTTGTCAATGCAACTCTCGAAAGAGCGAGGCTCGAACCTTCGAGCAAAAACATCGCTGCATATAGCCGCGCCATATCGGCATTGAAAAATTTAGAAGCGGTAAGGATAATGGATGTAAGCGATGAAGAAACCGGTGCGAAAGAAATAACTCCTGAAAAAGCCGAAGAAATTCGTAAGAAAGTTTTGGGGATGTAATGCCTGATGTACAAACATATTTCCCATATTTCCTGCCCTATCAAATCGCCTGGCTGAAAGACAAAAGCCGGATTAAAATTTGGGAAAAGTCACGCCGTATCGGTGCAACTTACGTGCAGAGTTACGAAGACGTGGAAGATTGCATTTTCAATCGATTGAACATTAAAAGAGTATGGTTCTCTTCGGCTGATGAATCCGCAGCAAAAGAATATATCGATTATTGTGCAATGTGGGTAAAATTATATGATATGGGCGCTCGTGAGCTTGGCGAAGTTGTGATAGATAAAGAAAGAAACATAAAAGCTCTTACTATCGAACTTGCAAACGGCTATAAAATCCACGCACTCTCGTCCAGTCCGAAAGGATTCCGTTCGAAAGGCGGTAAGGTTGTACTTGACGAGTTTGCACATCACAAAGATCAGCGGGCAATGTGGAAGGCTGCAAAACCCTCCGCAATGTGGGGAGACCCGATAAGAATCCTTTCGACACACAGCGGCAAAAAATTGTTTTATGGGTTTATAGACGCGATTAAAAAAGGCAAACTTAACTGGTCGCTTCATACTGTTGATATATTCACTGCAGTACAACAAGGACTTGTTTCTAAAATTCTTGGACATAGAACAACTAAAGAAGAAGAAAAGGAGTGGCTTGAGAATGAGCGTAGGGATGCTTTTGACGAAATTACATGGTTGGAAGAATATGGCTGCCAGGCACAAGACGAAGGCTCGGCTTTCATAGAATATGAAACTATCGCAAAGTGTGAGAGTTCGGATGTATTGTGGGATCAGGAAATAATCCCTTACCCATGGAACGGCAAAAAAATATTAGAGCCGAACAACCCTCAAAGCTTTTGGGTGCACGATAAGGTACTTGCGTTCAGGCTTTGGCTGCAACAGTTGGAAATATCCGGACAATTATTTTTAGGGCTGGATGTGGGTCGCCGAAAAGACTTGTCGGTTATTTGGCTGATCGAGAAGATCAACAACGTCTATTTTACAAGGTCGGTTCTAATTTTAGAGCAAATGAAATTCTGGGTACAGGAAGAAGTGCTGTATTCAATTTGTAGACACAGAAAATTTGTAAGAGGATGTATTGACGAAACCGGAATAGGAATGCAGCTCGCCGAAAGAGCGATTGAGAAATTCGGCAGCAGGATTGAAGCTGTTAACTTTGCCTCCGGAAACGTAAAGAATGATATGGCTTACAACACAAAGAATCAAATGGAAAACGTTAACGTATTTGTGCCGGCTGAGGAAGATATTAGAAGCGACATTCATTCGATACAGAAGGTTGTTACTTCCGCCAACAACATAAGATTCGCCGTTGACAAATCCGAAGACGTAAGCGGACACGCTGATCGGTTTTGGGCTTTAGCTTTGGCACTTCACGCAGCGCAGGAAGAGTTTATACCTATTCATATTGAAAGCAGGAAGAAAAGAGAATCCGCAAAACTGCTCAGAAATTTTGACACATTAACAAACGTATATGATTGACGGAGCTATATATGGCTAAGAAAAACCTAACCGAACTAATATCCACGCGTGAGAACAGCGCAACATTCTTTTCAACAATCTTGGGCTATCTGCCGGACCCCGATCCGATTTTAAAAAAGACCGGCAACGACATAACCGTATATAAATCAATTATGCTTGACCCTCACGTTTACAGCGTAAGCGAACAGCGGAAAGCACAAACTCTTTCGCTCGAATGGGAAATCAATAGAGGCAAGAGCAAGACCAGAAATGTTAAGCTTATTGAAAATTTGTTTAACGAACTTGACGTTTACGGTTTGGTTGAAAAGATGCTCGATGCTGTTTTTTATGGATATAAGCCTTTTGAGATTCAGTGGGAAAAAGTCGGCAAGTATATTATGCCTGTTGCTATTGAAGACAGACCGCCGGAATGGTTCATTTTCGGGACGAACAACGAACTTAGATTCAAATCAAAAAAGAACCGGATTAATGGCGAAGAACTTCCGGATAGAAAATTTTTACTGGCTCAACATAAACCGAGTTACGATAACCCTTACGGAGAGCGCGTCCTTTCGAGATGTTTCTGGCCCGTGGCATTCAAAAAAGCATCGGATAAATGGTGGGTTACATTCCTTGAAAAATACGGAATGGTACACGCACTCGGCAAGCTGCCGAGGAATTTAATGGGAGAAGGTTCAAACGAGGTTTCAAAACTGCTTGGAATGTTGGAAAATATGATTCAAGATGCCGTTGCGGTTATACCCGACGATTCCTCCATTGAATTGAAAGAGCCTCCGGGCAAAGGTGTGTCGGCAATGATATTCGAAAAGCGGATGATGTTCTCAAACTCGGAAATATCAAAAGCTGTTCTGACGCAAACATTAACAACAGAGCTTCAAGGGTCAACCGGTTCAAGAGCCGCGGGCAGTGTACATGCAGACCAGCTTACAAAATTAGGACAGTCCGACAAAAAAATTGTAATTAGAGAACTCAACAAACTTATCCGCTGGATATACGAGCTTAATTTCAATGATTCCGAAATACCCACCATAGAAATGTTTGAGGAAGAACATATCGATTTGGGACTTGCCGAGCGCGACGGAATTTTAAAAGAACAGGTTGGCGTTAACTTCACGAAACAATATGTCCGCGAAGCCTATAATTTGAAAGAAACCGATTTTGAGATCAATAATAGCGCGCCCGAGCCGCCTCAACCAAAACCGGCTTTTGTTCCCGCCGCGGCGGGTAAACCCAACATAGAAATGTCGGAAAAAAGCTTCTGGACTAAGTTAAAAAATCTATTTTTTGCGGAGACAAAACCGCTGCCCATTGAACAGAAACTCTCTCAAAAAATGGCTGACGATATACCTTTGGACGTCCTTCAAAATCAAATGGAAACCGTTTTAAAGCCGGTTCTCAAGTTGATTGAAAGCGGCGAAGATTACGGAAAAGTTATGCTGCAGCTTGCGGAGTTATATCCTGATATGCAAAACGATAAGGTTGAAAAGCTGCTTCAAAAGATGATATTCCTTTCAGAAACAATCGGCAGAATATCGGCGGAATAAATGTTAAGAGGTATATACATATCGTATTTAATTGGTTTAAAACCGGAAGAGGCAATTAAATACCTTGAGAGAAAAGGCTTTGTTTTTTCGTGGAATTGGCGTGATACTTGGCAGGAAGCACACAACACAGTGTTCACGGTTTCAAAAGCAATGAAGCTGGAAATATTACAATCCATAAGAAAAGAAATGGAGAAAGCTCTAAACGAGGGAATAACTTTCCGGGAATTTGCAAGGAATTTAGAACCGCGCCTAAAAAAACTCGGCTGGTGGGGGAAGGTAAAGGTGAAAGACGTTCCGGGATACAAGGGTATAAATCCCGAACAAACCGTACAGCTCGGATCACCGCATCGGTTAAAAATAATATATGATACGAATTTGAAGACAAGTCTTGCTGCCGGAAGATATAAACAGCAATTAAGCAACGCAAAAAGCAGACCATATTGGTTATATCTTCAAATACAAAGACCTACGTTCAGGCACAACCATGCAAAGCTGCACAATAAAGTGTTTATGTATAATGATCCTATTTGGAAAACGGTCTACCCGCCAAACGGATTTAATTGCGGATGCAGGGTAGTGACATTGACAAAAAAAGAGATGGAGCAGGAGGGTAGGAAAGTTACAAAGGGCAGCACAATAAAATTTACGCCTGATGAGGGCTGGGCTTACAACCCGGGAGAAGAAACGTTTTCGATAGATAAAAACAGATATGATGCGGATATAGCGGGGAATTTATAATTTAGCGATGTCAAAGTTCATAGCAATAAGTCAGGATAAACTCACCAAAGCGATTCAAGAAAAGATAGCACGGTTAAGGGATAGGAAACCATTAATGGAAATACTTGCCGGAGACCTTGAAAATGCCGTACAATCGAACTTCAGAACGGAGGGTGCAAGACTGCCGGGAGGAAAGTGGAAGGAACTTAAACCGGCAACGATAAAACGGAAGAAGGGCAACGCTTCTATACTTGTGGGAAAAGGAAATCTTCAAAACTCCATAGCCCGAAGCTTCAATAATAATGAAGCTTTGGCCGGTACGAATTTGCCTTATGCAGCAATTCATCAATTCGGCGGCACGATAAATATGGCTGCAAGGAGCGAGATATTCAAAAGGACAAAAAACAAAAAAGGTAAATTCAAAAAGCTGCCGAAAGACTTTCCCAAAAGGGTCTTGGGAAGGGGATATACTTTCGGTGCATATCAAATCAATATTCCAGCACGTCCCTTCCTCGCAGTGAACGAGGATGACTGGGCAACAATGTTAGGACACGTCGTTGAATATGTGCTCAAGTAAAAGGTTAAGGGTGTATAGATGTTCCTATTGCAACAAGAGGATTGTTGTGATGAATACGGAAAGGTCGGTGCTCCCAGTTGAAATACCGGAGACAGGGAAATCTCCATACACAGACGAGGATTATTTCGACTACAGAAAACATACCTCGCATCTGCTTAACTGCAAGGATATGCAAAAGAATTGGGGAGTTAAGAAAAAGATGTTTTGGGGGAAATAATAAAAAAAAGGGAAGCTGCTTGGAACAACTTCCCTT